ACGAGGGTCTCATAATACTAGGAGACTGACACTTAAACGCTACCTAATAGTAGTGTTGACCGGCTGACGTTTTAAATAAGAAATCAACTTATTTATGTAAAAGTGGCAGACTATAATCTAGAACTGACAATTCTACAGATCAGTATAAATCCGGTATTATTTCTGAATTATTTAATTTTAATTAACACTTACGGGGTATTTATGGACTAAAATGACCTAAAAGAGCAATCATCTCTATAAAAGGATAACCTTTAACATATAAATGCCCTCAAAAATAAGTTACAGACGCCATTCTTTAATTAGAGTGGACAACAAATAAAAATACCTCATGGATAACATGAAAATGAAGACTGAGAAATCAGCACTTAGAGTGAAAAGATACTCCTCGTTAGAAAGTATTACATACTCTCTGATGAATAGTATTCATTTTCCGCAAGAACACACTTCTTTAAAGATAAATCTAAATATCTTTATAAAAGATATCTTAACTATATCTAAATACATGTTCGTTCTTAGATACGAATCAGCAGGTCCTAGAGAGAAAAGAAAAATGGATACTTTAATTAGATCGTCAGATCTGTTAAAATTCGATTATTTGGAGGCTCCTCTTGTTGAATCCGACACTAAAAAACGAATTGTTCCAATGGATTTCATAGCTGCATTTAAAGCATTAGAACAGTTTTTATATCATGAGAAATTTGTAAATGATGATCTTGATTTTGAGTTAGGATCCTATTCTGAAAACTATCAAAATATAATTAGAACTCTCCCAACACTATTATTAGAGTCTAAATCTATATCTGAAGTTAGAATGAAACAGGATGTTTTATCTCTGATTCATAGTCTGATCTGTATCTACAGACAGTTTTCATCTAAATCAGTTCCAAATATAGAGACTATAACAATGCCTTTTAATGGTAACATGAAATTATCAGATTGCCAATTTACTTACTTTTCAGATGAGCAGATCGATAAATGGTTAAATAGAATCGAAAAATTTGAAACAATTTCAGATTTTGCACGATTACATATTTACTCAGGTAACGCATCATCTCCGGCCGGAGGATCCCATGACGTTAATATCTTACAAGATGTTAATGCTATCATGAGAGATTTTCCGATCCGAGACGCTATCTTAAAAATAGCTACTCATTTCAAAGGAGGAGACGAGTTCTCATTATTAATCGAGAACTTATTTGCAAATACTGCATGGGATAAAACTTTTCCTATTACAAAAGCTTCCCGATTAGTAACATTTACTGCTCCGGGAGGAAAAGCTAGAGTAATAGCGATTGCAGATTGGGTGTCTCAGACAGCCCTCTCAGCTATCCATTTTACACAATTCCAGTTATTAAAATTGATACCTTCTGATCGAACTTTCTCACACAAAACCGGTTTAGATATATACCGAGATAAAGTGGAGAATTTCTATTCACTAGATTTATCTGCCGCGACCGATAGATTCCCAAGATTAGTACAAGCGAGAATAATTGCTCGAATGTTTGCTAAATTAGGATTTGACGGTGACTCAATAGCTCAATGCTGGTTAACAATTATCGATAGAGAGTTCTCCACAAGAGGTTCATATTTCGAAAAACAAATTTCAAGTGTGAAATACTCAGTGGGGAATGGAATGGGATTATTCTCATCATGGTCTACAATGGCTCTCACTCATCATTATATTGTTAACGAAGTCTGCGGTGTTCCCACTGAAGATTATCGTTTAGTCGGAGATGATTTACTGATAAGAAACAATAAAGAATCTTATCAAAAATATCTTCGTATAATGGCTGATCTCGGGGTTGGAGTTAATATTCGAAAAACAATTGTTTCAGAAGAAAAACCTCCTACAATCGAATTCGCTAGAAACTACGTAATCCAAGGTGTAAGAATAAAACCAATTTTATTCGGAGTATTATTTGCATGGATTGATAATAATATCACTTCAGACACTGTAATATGGTACATCCGGGACTGGATCAACAATAAAAATCTTAATGAAATCATTGAAATACTTGATCTCAAAGATAACAGATTAGCTAGATTTAACATAATCTACTACATGTATCGAGAATCAATATTAAATCACGAAGAAATTCTCTCTGTTCTGAGATCTTTCTCCGAATTTAAGAAATATTCCATTGATCATTTAAGAAAAATCAAACAAGTAACAGCTTCTGCTAGATTGAAAATTACTATCAAAGATAAGACTATCCGAGGTTTTTACGATACATTATTGTCACAATGTATTGTTCGAAAACCAGAGGAGCTTAAATTTGTGGTAAATTTCGCTCAGAACATAGCTATGATATCGTTCGCTGATGAAAGATTAGTCGAACCAGCTGAAAAATTCCATCGTCGTATGTTAGATGCGAATCTAATACGATATGACATAGACATTAAAGGAGGTCCTCTCTTAACCAAACGAGAACGGAATCTTATTAAAGATATCTTAACTCGTGATAAAATAGTAGAACAGAAGGATAAGGCTTTAGATGGAAAAAATAATGATACGCTGACCTAGACATTTTATCCCGTAATTAAAAATTAAAATTAAATGATGATCTTGGCATGGCAGTAACTCGACGTACAGATACGTTATATTATTAAATTAAACTGAAAAGATCTCAATTCACTGGTACATACCGGCACATCGGCAGCCGGGCTTATGCTGTACTGCAATATCTAATGATACTGTTACATAGCCAGAATATTTCACGGTTAAAAGTTTATTCTTTTAACTAACTGGGATAAAAATCTCAGATATATTCTGTTCCCTGGACACCGTTTCCCGTCGATATCATTTAGATACCTACGGGATCCGGCACTGCAGCGTGCCGATATGAGCAGAACGGTCTACACATTGATTTTGGAAGATAAACCATTTCAATTTCTCTGCATATTTAATTTAATAATATCTTCGTCTGAACTCATAAAAACAAAGGATGATCTAGGTTCTTGGACACCAGTCCCAGTTCCTATAACCTTTCGACCTATCAGTATCAGATATTACGCTTCCTACGGCGCACTTGAAACCTACTTTCTCAAAGGTAGGTATATCAGCTGTCGTATCGTTTTTCTCGCCATGATCAATCGTTGCAAACAGAGGACGAAGACTTCCTGACCGCGACCAAGCGGGACCGAATTATTCCGAATCCGACTGCTCGATCCATTACGGGACGTGATACTTTTCTACTACCAAGATCTGCCATGCTATAGGATCCCCGAAGTTATCTAAATGGTAACGAGGGTCTCATAATACTAGGAGACTGACACTTAAACGCTACCTAATAGTAGTGTTGACCGGCTGACGTTTTAAATAAGAAATCAACTTATTTATGTAAAAGTGGCAGACTATAATCTAGAA